CAACAAACCTTGAGTACGTCGAAGGGGTTTACCTTCCTGAACTCGTACCATTGCATTGGCCTACTATACTCTACTTTTCCCTCCGGTGCAACGGGTGCTACCTTCTCTACTGAATAAGTGTAAACCGCTTTCATATCGTCTTAATTAATTGTTTGATGTATTCCCGAGCGTTATTCACTCGTTGCTGAAGGTCCTCGATAACATACTGATTGTAACCTACCTCATAAACCTTTACGCGATGCTTAGCTTCAACTTGTGAGTAGTCGTAGTGAACGTGCGTTAGATCTTCGGGTGTTTCCATCAATACGTAAACTAACTCGGCCTTCTTTAATCCAGTCAAGTGCATATAAACCTGCAGCTGGTAATAGTAGTCCTTAGTCGGTATCTCATCCTCAAACAAAGGGAAGGTAAAGCAATCCCAGCTGCTCTTGATATCCACCACCTTTTCGCGTGGGAAGATAACATCGGGTGTACCGGTGAAGAAATCATCCTCGTAGCTTTCTTCGTTTTTAACTGCTAAATCCCAACCGAGCACCTTCTCTGCAAAGTTGATCGAATCCTGCTCCACCTCAATCCCTTTGGTAAGGTACTTGGAAGTGATAACTTGTCGCACTCCGTAAATCTGCTCCTTAGTCCACTCCTGAAGATAACTCTTAGTGGTTTCGGAAAGAACCTCCCCCTTTTTACGGGGGTTGGTCATTAATTTACCTGCGGCTGATGCTCTAATTTTGAACTCTTTCATTTTACTTGGTTTGCTTGGATTAGTAATGCTTCACGGTCTGCACCGGTGAGCTTGAATTTACGATCGATTTGGTTAATGTTTACCGTATTATCTCGGAGTGCTAAGACTGCCTTCTGCCAAGTTGGAGTACCTGGTTTGAGCTCTTCTTTACTCGGTGCGGGTTGGTTACGCTTCATTGCGCGTTCTCCATCGTCGTCGTTTTCTGCATTGAGTGATAATGCTGCGCTGATGGAATAACGCCTCGCATACGTAATGGCTGAACCCATCGCTTGTGGATCATTCTCCTTCGCAGCTACTAACTCCGTTCCGAGAATGGAAACGTACTGCCCTGATGAATGTACGAAGGTAGTAACGATGTGATTGTCGTGTACCGGTTGGAATACTGCTAAGCCGTGCTCCTGAAGAACGGGTTCTACCTCGTTGAGGATTGCAGAAAGATCTGCGTACTTGGATTTGAAAAAAGGGTTTTTACTTCCTTTGGTGATTGAGCCGATGTGACTCTTGGCTGCAACGAGTGCCTTCAAGACCTCGTCTGCATTGGGTGACTGTTGAATAAACATAATTTAATGGTTTGATTGATTAGTAAACTTGTTGTCTGCATACTGCTGAAGTTTTGCCCAGCCGATGAATAGTGCGATGAAAAGTAGTGCGTTCATGATTGATTAGTTAATGATTACGTAGGCAAATATAACACTTATTCACAAACTACAACACAAAAAGTATATTTTTTTTCATTGAGGCATAAAAAAAGGCCCGAGAATCAACCCGAGCCATACTAATCAACTAACAAACTACTTCGTAAAGATACGGAATCTAACCCGTACTACATCAAGATCGAAACTAAAAGTAACACCCCCAAACCAACGCCTCCGTAGATTATTGCGTTCTTGGTGGTATTGAGCCTACGTTCCAGGATTGCTACCTCCTCCCGACAAAAGTCATAGCGCTGAACCATATAACCCTTCTGCAACTCTTGCAATTCGATTTGTTTATTGTAGTTCCCAGCTAACTTGCGGAAGTCGATCGCTTGTGCTTTGTAGTGAAGTAATAGCTTGTCTTGCGTCTGAATGATGCTATCTGCTATTAATAGGTCTTGATACCAAGTCCACACCGCCCGGAATTGCGTACCCGTTAGCGACGTATCTGTCTGCCCATATACGGACTTGGTCAATAATGATATCAGTATTAACCATGTAATGTAAAGAATCCACACGTTGCCTTCGCGTTTTGAGGATTTCAAGTTCTGAATTAAGCGCATTGATTGTATCTTGTTTCTCCTGCAAAGATAATAAAAGTATCTCGTTGGAGTGTTTTATTTCTGTCAAAACAACGTTAAGACTGTCATATTTGCGTTCTAAGCGATTATCTTCTTTCGATGGTACTCTATGTCCAAAACGTATCCAAATGCCGTAAGAAGCCGTAAAAACCACTAAAGCAAGGCATATAATATCTTTGGCTGTTACCTTCACTCGAAGTAATGCGTTAATCGTGCAATCTGTCCTCTATCCCGTGAATGAATGAATCCCTCGATCGCCTTGATTGAACTATACCCGTTTCGGTGATGCCAACTATCTGTACCTGATGGACTGCGTAAACTCTCCACCGTTACTCCGGTGTAGTCTTTGGCCGTCTTGTGATGCACGTGATGGGTGTAAACATATCGGAAGGTTGTTTTACTCCAATCCTCTTTTGCTTCGTGAGCCATCAATAATGGTAGGTCGGCTTGCTTTGCTCCGTCTCCGTGCGTCGTGCCGATTAGGTTGTTAAAATATCGGTAGTATTTACGATGGCTGATTGAGCAGTCAAAGGTAATCGCATCGTTATTCCTGAACCACGTCTGTATCACATCGGCCAAAAAGAACCCGTTGGTGTAGTCGTGATTACTTGGATTGAATACGAAGTGGACTGGTGCTACCGTGCAAAGGTATTCCAGGACCGCGATATAAATCTCCTTAGCATGAAGGAAGTTATCGTACCACATCCCATCCGTATCTTGTGGTGTGCCTGATGTCGTAGTTCTCTTTGGAGTGTCGATGTGCAGAATATCATTGCCACCTACGAATAGAATCTGGTCGATGTCGAATCCCTGCGCTTTGTGTAGGATACCTGCAACGCCCTCCAGGACTCTTTGCTTTGCTATCTTCACGTTGTACTCGTCGCCCGTTTCTACCTCCCGTGCTAACTTTCCAATGTGAACGTCGGCTGGATCAATAACCAATAGGTGAGGGTTCTCTGAATGTTTGTAGTTGTATTCCGGGTAACTTGGCGCGTGATTCTGCATCTCAGCAATCAACTCATCGCGAATATCCTCGTACTTAACGGACTCCGGTTTGATATGTGCGCTGATGTGCTTTCCTTTGAACCAATAGTGATTCACTTGGTCGGCATTGAATCCGTTCTGCTTTGCGAACTCATATAACCCTGAATGTTCTCGTAGTTTCTTTTGCAGGTAGAATTTCTTGCGAAGGTTGTCTTTATTTACTCCGTATTGAGCAGATAACTCGCGGCAAAGGCCACGTAGATTCTTAGCACCATCAAGTTGATCGTAATGCTTTTCGATTATTTCGTTTGTAGTCATAGCTGCTTAGTAATACCAAGTCGCGGCTGGCTTGGTCGTGTCGATGTCTAAATGCACAAAGGTCCGCGCGATGCCTATCCGGGTGATGCCGTGTCGCTTTGCTGATGCTATTATGGTATCTCTTTGTGCTCTGCTTCGTATCTTGATATCTACTGCACAAAAACAAGGATCGGTATGCGCGCTATTCGCTACTCCTCCAACGTGCCTATTATGCTCTAAGGTGCGAACACCTGAATTGATTACGATCGGGAATCCTACCTCCTCTCGAATGGAATCCAACTTGCCTACCAATACCGGACTGATTAACTCACCGCTGGTAATGTCGTCGGGTGAACTGAACTCGTTATAACTGAAATATGTCGCGGCTACTAATCCTACTCCTGCAATCCACTTCTGCGCCTTGCGTGATGGCCTCATTTGATTTGGTTTGCTGCTAACGTCTGCTTGATTTCGCTAAGCTGCTCTTGAATGTGGTCTAATATCTTGAATATCTTATCGGTCGTGTCCTCATATCGGCCTAAATCCCTGCGAAGATATTCCACGTCTTTCTTAAGGTCTGATACCTCTACCTCTGCTCTGTTTACTCGCTCAATGGCCTGCTCGATGTCCTCGTACATCTGCTCGTACTTGCTCCATAATAGTTTGCCTATTACGGTGAATACGGTGCTCACTCCAATACCTACCAATGTAGCAACTAACTCAAAACTCATGCTCTTAATTTTTTACAAAAGTGTCTAAATCCTCAAAGACTGCGTTCTAAATGTCCCGTAATTTGAATGTTTCTACGTACCTCGTTGAGACTCACGGGTGTTAGCTTGTGCTTATGTCGGTTGCGTGTTTTAGCAAAGGCTTCGTAACTCCAGATGTTCTGATCGCTCTTCACATCCACTACCAATGGATTCGGCCATTTGATTTCTTTGCAATAGTACCCGTGCTTATTAAATCGCATCTCGCTATCGTTGTCGAGTCCTTTGTTTAGCTTTTCGGTCCATACCAAACCCTCTTCTTCTAAGATGTGCTCCACCATCATTGTACTGATTAACCTACCTGCTCCGACAAACTTGTTTTTAAGGTGTGGTGCGTACTCAAACTCCACGCACTCATCGTTAAGTGAGTTCCAAAAGTAAAGCGTTTTAAACCCTGCTAAATGAACTCCCTCTGATACCAACTTCCCGATGGCCTTGAAGTAGTAATCCGATAAAAGGTCATCCGAGCCAACCTGGATAATATAGTCCGTATCTAAACAAGCCTCTAAACCTGCATTCCATTTCGCTCCGAGTGGATTGTTTTCTGCTCTTATTACCTCCCATCCGTAATGGCGCATAAATGCCTCGTCGTCGTCTGTTGAACAAACCGCTACCTTGTTTATCTCCCACTTGTCGTAATGCTCGCAGAATAGCTTCAAGATGGCTCTGCGCCCCCATACGCAGGTGAATAGTGTGTAGGTCATGTTGTAAGGTATTGGATTTGTACAAATAAAGTGCAGCCGTTGCTTAATTGGTCCGCTGCGTTGGTGTTATCCGATTTGAGAATCTGAACCGTGTTTGCGCTTGCTTGCATCCTTGAAACGTAGATATCATCTCCGCTTGTGCTGCTTATTAAATGCGCGTGGCCTGAATACACATTAAATGCTTCGGTACTATATGGTAAACCCGTAACGCTTAATGCTCCCGTTGGTGAAGATACCGTACCGATTGGAATCCGTGCTGATACCATAACGATATTCTGAAACTTGTAATACCTCGCTTGGCCTCCGATCCCGATGGTTACCGATCCACCTCCAACCGTGATGCCTGGAGTCCAGTTGTCCACCTCTACCGAGTTTACTTGACTCGCTTGTTGTTGAGCCGTTAAGACGATTAAATCGCCCGGACCTATATCGAAGTCCGTAGTGGCTGAACTTACGCTAATGGAAGTATCGCCCTGATCAACTTTTGCCGTAGTGGTGAATACCTGACTTTGGCCCGTACTTGCAGAAATAACCGTGATATCATCTCCTGAACCGATAACTCCTGACTTGAAGAATCCTCCAATCGTGATACCGGTAATGGTGCTTCCCTTTGCAATCGTCTGATTCACCGAACCCTGACTTACCGCACCTGCTAACCCTGCCGTTAGTCCTCCCGTTGATGGAATCGTAGGTGTACCTGCGCCCGTTAATCCAGTTGGATTGGGTAGGCTTGCACTTCCCGAAGTTATTCCCGAGCTCTCGCGCTCTACCAACTCCCAAACGCCCTGCCATCTGTCGTTATTGGCAATGAACTTACCTCCGCAAAATACGTAGTACTTTAAAGTCGATCCGTAGCGTAAACATTCATCCGGGTTGTACTCTCCGAAGATAGTCGCATATCTGCGTTCTCTTGGTACTTTCATCATCCGTAATGCCTCAACCACTGCTAAGTCGTTGAAGAAATACGCTGGACTAACCACGTTAAAATTCCATCTGCCCGTATCAATGGAGTAGGTCGATTTGTTTGATGTGATTTGTAGAAGGCCTGGCTCTATGGTGCTCTTAAATCTTGAACCGATTAATGCGTTTTGAGGGAAGTCATACTCATTAACCGTATCGCCTGATGTGTTGGTTGCCGTGAATAGTTTTTCTGATGCGTTGTCGTTATTGCCTCCCTCCAATGCAATGCGCACAAAGTTGGTGCGCCCTTGAAATACCGTATCCCCTGAATATATTCCTAAATATGGATCGGTATCAAAATCTAACACAAAATTAGTGCTTACCCCTACGTCTGTTGTTGATCCATATCCGTTAAATATAGTTGGGATTGTTGCATAATTAAATGCTATTTCCCCAGTTAAATCATCTTCAGTAAATGCGGCCGTACTTATGGTGATTGGAATCTTTCTTCGTATTTGCTCACCATCGGGTAATAACCCTAAATCAACTGGCTGCGAAAAAGATGAAGGTGAAGTTACCCATCCATTTGAATTTGGATCAGCCCATAAATCCTTTTCTAAATAATATGTTGTAGTTCCATTTGTTAATTTAATCGCAACTAAGAAATAAATGTAGCTGAGTGGATAAACATATCCCGTACCCGTTCGGTTTGTTATAACCAACTCAACCTCCGCATCAATAATCAACCTCTTTGAACTACCCGCATTGCCTACTGCAAGAACTTGCTGATTGTAAGGAAATGCTACCGCGTTAAATCCAATCAACCTTCCAAAATAATTACTCTCTGGAGTAACGATATTCGAATTAAAGCGATGCTCATATATTCGGTTTACCTCGATAACTGGCTTCGCCCATTCGCGCTTCCCTCCTGCCAACTCGATAACCGTGCTTTGGTTTACTAAGGTTACCGCCTGGCTTGTGCTTGATGCCGTATTATCTCCGTTTCGGTCTATTATCGTTTCCCGTCGGTTTGCCGTCGTGTAGCTTGTGGCTTGCTCGATTAAGTAGTATCCGTTGGTCAATAAGATTCGTGCATTCCAATCGTGCAGAATGCTTTTTAATACGTCGTAGCATTTCGGAGCAGATAACCCTCCGCTATCTCGATCACGAACCCAATAATTTTCTACATAAACTGCCGTGTATTCCATCGGTTCGCGGCCCGTAGTCGAATGGTCTCCGTGAAACCATTGCGTTGCGAACTTTAAGAAGTCCTTATTTACGATGTCATATCCATTGCCACCTAATTTGATAATCTCGGCAATAATCTCTGTAAAGCGTTTTCTGCCCGTTGTAGGGTTTCCTGAACCATCTACGTAATCAATCTCTTTAAGTCGCCCTAACGCATCCGTAGCCACTAAATTAATAAGGGTTGGGTAGGCATTTGGTTCTTTAACCATGTCGGTTAAGATCGGCCCCCACCAATACGGTACGTAGCTTCCCGTTGTATCTTCTGAAACGATTAGAAAGTACCTTCCATCGTCGGCTTGTGCTATGTCGGTGATTAAGGTTTCCAATCCCGTATCGCCTGGATTGATAATCATCTCCGCGCTACACTTGCTCGCCTTGATCGGCTCTAATAGGTCGTCGTTGGGACTTTCGTATTGTATGGTGAATCCTGGTGCAGCTACCTCGAAGTCTAAGATTGTTGGTGTACCGGTTTCGTCTAAGTCGTAAATCTCTACCTCCCACTCGCGGCCGAGTTCGGAAGTAAATTGCGCCCGTGCTAATACTGCACCCATTATCTCAAGTTGTTAAGGTCTTTACTGCTTTTGTCCAATACCAAGCGAAGTGCATCTCCATCGAACTCACCCGTGATGTTTACGTTTACGTTTGAGCCTCCCATCATATTCATAAATGCGCCCATCTTCTCGAATGGAATGATCGCCTCCTTTCCTGATGCGTTATCTCCTACCATTGCAAGTGTAGGTCCAGTTACCATACCCCCTTGTGCGAAGGCTGGAATACCTCCGAATGCAGATGTAACTATTCCCACCGTTGATGCAATAAGGCCGGGTAGTATTAATGCTGCTGCTGGACCTGCGGCTGCTGCCGTTTGAGTAGTTCCTAAAATAGCATTTGATATCGAACCTGCTAAGTTTGCAGCAATGATTTCCATAATGGCTGAACCCATTGTACCTGCGAATCTTTGGAATGCGTTCTCGCTATTCTTCAAGTCGCCGAACAAGGCGTTACTCATCTCACCAAATGCGGTATTAACCGCTTGTGCTGATAACTGCGCAGCTTGTGCCATTAACTCCGTCTTATTGATGAAGTTGTTAAACATCTCCTCTGAACCTGGAATGTCGGTTGGCATTTCGGGTGGCTCAAGGTCGGTAAAGTCCTCTGTAAAGTTTTCGATTGGAATACGACCTGCACCTTGTCCTCCGCCCGTTAATCCGAGTTGCTGCTCCAGTCCAGTTATTCCACCTTGCAATTGTCGCTCTCCAAACAACTCCGCTAACCTCATGTTCTCATCGGCCAATGCGCTTACTGCTTTCGTAGCTTCTGTTGCTCCCGTAGCAATGTCCTCCATTACTTGAACTCCCTGCTCTGCGCCCTCAATTGGATTCTCAAGGTCGTATAAGGATTCGGTGAGTTGGAATATAGATGATTCGGTTTGCTTTGTTTCGGCTTCCAGTTGCTTAAGCGTTTCGCTCAATTGCTGAATGCGCCCTGCTTGAGCACCTCCACCTAACTTGCTGGTCTGCATCGCGCGAATCTCCGCTTTGATGCTTTCCTGAATCGCTATCTTACGCGCTTTGATTTCTTGAAGTAAGGCCTCCGCGTTCTTTATGATTGCTTTGGTTTCTTCTTTCTTCTGTTTAATAGTTTCCTCGCTGGCCTGAATGCTTCCATCCTGAATGCTATTTAACTCGTCTTGAGCCTTCTTCAAGCGATCGTAGGCATCCTTTAGTTGTGCTACCTGCTCTCGTGTCTTTTGAGTTACTGAACTATTATCGTCGATGTATTGGTTTAGCTTAACCATTCCCGCTACCAATGCCGTTACTCCAAGCACCACCAATCCAACTGGCCCAGATATCGCTGCGAATAACGCTGGCAATGCTGCTAAACCTACACTAATCTTACCGATGATGATCAATGCCGGACCAATAGCTGCTACCAAACCTCCGATAACTACGATGGTCTGCTTTGTGCTTTGATCCAACTGTTGAAACTGCTCGGCCATCTCTTTAACGCGCTTGATTAATGGTGCAATCGATTCGGAAACTATCGCTCCGAACTGCTCCATCAAGTCGCCAATCGTGTTCTTAGTTTGTTGCAGTTGTCCGCTGAAGGAGTTTGCCTCCCCTTCCGCAGCTGCAAACGCTTTCGATAATACGTCTTGAGCAATCGCTACCCGTTCTGCTGCATCTGTGGTTTGCTTTAGTGCTGGTATGTATCGGGTTAGCATCGTCGCATCGCCTTGCGCTAAGGCTGATGTATATCGTAACGCACTCTCGGCATTAACGTTGAAGGCCGCCTGCATTGCAATGGCATTCTTTACTGCGTTCTTAGCGGCCTCTCCAGTTAACCCCAATGATTCGGCCTGCTGAAGCATCGCTAACGTTGCCTCGTCGCCTACTACCGTTATCTTCTGTAATTCTGATGCGAATGTAGCGTAGTCCTTGAACAAACTCTCTACTTGTCGGCCATTAGCAGCAAGTGCTGCCCTTAATCTCATCTCGGCCTTTTCCTGAACTGCAAACGCTGCAACTGATGCTGCACCTAATGCCGTGATCGGTGCAGTTACTTTCATGGAAATATCCTTGCCTAACTTCTCGGCCCTTTTGCCGAACTCCTCGAGCGACTTGGAAGCAGATTGCAAGCCTTTCTTAAGTGCTTCGGGGTTTGCACTAATTATTACGTTTATCGCGCCTACCTGCTCTGCCATTTTTCATCCAATTTTTACGAATTAACTCTTTTTCCTCTTCGGTAATTGTTCTTCTGTTGTCCTGGTCGATGCTTAACGGTATCAAGTCCTTTGGATTAACCTTGCGCTTACTGTTCGCGTTGATTAAGATCGCTCCAATGAACCTCGTCTGCTCCCACTCTTTATCCCTTGCTATGCGATAACCGTCTAACTTCCATATCGCTTGCCTCATCGTCGCCCTCCAGAAACCTTCCTCCTCCAAGTGCAGATTAACGCACCACATCCTCCGCAGGTCCGCAAAGGTTATTTTTTTGCCTTCTGCGTCGCTTTTTTTTTGCTCTCATCCACTTCTGGCATATATTGAGCAATAACCCCTGCAAAGGCTTCTATCAGCGTCGTAGCGTCTTGTCCTAACATCGTGTTGCGAACCCAGCGAAGATTAACCGATAAGGGTTCTTCTTTGTGCTCGTGTCCGGTCTGAATAGCTACGTATATCATCTTGGCCATCGCGTCGATGCTGGATATCTTAATCGAGCCATCCTCTCCTGGATTAAGTTCTGCTAAGACTTCCACCATCTTGGTTTGTACCTCGTTTACATCCTCGATGCCGAGTGCCGTAGCGAAGTCCAATGCACTTGCGTTATCCCAAAAAAGGTGAACGGTATTCTCGCCCACCTCTATTGAATATACTTTGGTTCTCATCAAGTGGTTACTTCAGTCCAGCTAAAGCTACCCGTTGAGCGAAGTGTTACCGAGTAGGTAGTCATTTCGTTTTTAGGTGCGTCGATGGTTACTGACTCCACCAATGCTGAACCCGTAATGTAGCGATCGCCTACTTGAGCGAATTGCCCCCACTTGTACGTTACCTCTGTACCTGCAACAAGGTCGTCGTATGCTACCTCTCCTGATTGAGTGGTTTCATCTACGTTGTGCAAACCTTCGATGCTGATGGTAAGTGAACGCTCTCCGCGAGTGAACTCTTTGTACGCGTTTGAATCTTTAGTAGTCTTGTCGATCATGTCGGCTGCTACCTCCAAAGAAGTAGAAGTCGTACCAACGTATGTGTTGGAATCTGACTCAACAAGAATTACATCTCCATTAACTAATGCCATTGTTGTTTATTTTAATTTGTTGCTAATTTACTGCCTTGCCTTGTGGTCTTGTTCTAATTACTCGATAATGTCCGTATCGGGATTCCACGATTCGTCTAACTCCGCTACCCATTGCATATTGCTATGCTCGTAGTTTTTGTGTTTTACGATTGCGTAAAGGTCGGTCTGCGTAGGGTGTTGTCGTGGCTCTGCCCATCTCGTGGTTGTGCCGTTGTAACCTTCGCCTTGCGTTACTTTATCGTCGTAGTAGTCCGCTTGTGATTTCGTTCCTAAATAGAAGCCGTCGCTTTGTGTCATTGTTTATTGTGTTTATGGATAAATGTTGTAATGTCCGTTTATTGCTGCTTCGATGTTTGTTCTGTTAGCAGATTGGTTGGTATCGTAGATGATGATTTCTAATATCTTTTTATTGAAAAAGTTACTAATAGAATACCTTCCAATTTCATCTACTGCCGTTAGTCTTGTTGCTGATTGTGGGTTACTTGCGCTCGCATTGCCATTCATAAACATATAAGCATCAGAACCATCGTAATATGCAGAACCTAAAGATAAATCTGTATATGTTTCGGTATAATTAAAAGGCGACAAATAGTAAATAGATGTAGATTTTGCAAAAGATAATGCTCTTGACGGACCAGATAGTAATGGTTCAATAGTTGAACCTATATCAGGAGGAATTAATACAGAAAATACACTATCTATCGTTAAACTTAATCCTTGTAAAAAGTCATCCACCCCATCAAAGTCTAACGCTACTTTCCCATTCTCCGTTATCAAACTCCCCCCATCCACGATTTGTGGTTGATATGCTGCCGTTGCTTGTGTGGCATCATTACTCCCTGCTTGGTCGTACCAAGTTGTAACAAACCCATCGTTAGTGCTGGTGTAAATCGAGTAATAGTCGTTTACATTTGCTTCGATGTTTCCTCTGTTGGAGGATTGGTCGGAGTTGTAGATGATTAGTTCTTTTGCTTTGAAATTGCTATAATTTGAACCAGTTGTTGAATTTCCTATTCTTAATAATTTAGCAGTTGAATAGTCTGTTATTGGTGTTATAGAAGCCCCTAAAATGTTATTTGCATAAGTTGTAAGACTTGAGCCATTAGTGATATTTACATTTAACAACTGCTGACTATTACTAACTGTTGAGGTATTAAAATCTTCTCTATCTCCAGTTGGTGTAAAATGCTCAATTTTAGTCCCCGTATATCCATGTATAATTGCTGGTGATGACCCTGTAAGATTGCCCCCTAAAATATAGTTTGTAGTATTTGTAGGACTATTTAAGGCAAAAAATACAGAGTAATTATTGTTTATATTAACATCCATGTTAAATACATCATCCACCCCATCAAAGTCCACCGCTGGCTTCCCGTTTTCCTCTACCAATACCCCTGCATCTACTATCTTAGGCTGACTTGCAGCAGTACCTTGTGTAGCATCGTTGCTATTACCGCTTTGGTCGTACCATGTAGTAACGTAGCCGTTATCACTTGCCGTATTTCCTACCCATGCTAATAAAGTTCCATCCGTTATCTCCGTAGGATTGAAGTCCGCCTCTGCATTGTCTACTGACCTCCGTACCCTTACCACGTCGGCCGTGTAACTATCGCTTACATACCGCAAAGAATAAGCCGCAGCTGCTCCTGCTCCATAATCCGCTGGTGCTACATCTCGCGCATTCACGAAGTCTAATAACGTAGTCGTGTCTAACTCCGTTCCCGTAAACCCGATGTCCTGCTCCGTATTGTCGCTCGACCTGCGTACCCGGACCGCATTCGTTGCTGACTTGGATAACTTCCGCAAAGAATAACCTGCCGCTGCTCCGCTGAACTTATCCAATAAACCCCTGAACCCTCCAAAGTTGGAAGTAGTGCCGATTCTATTGCTGATGTCTATCCTCATACTGTGCCGAAGTTCTTGTGTGAGTAAAGGTATAAATCGCTTCCAATGCAAACCGCCTCGAAGATATCCGTACCGCTATTGGTTACGTTAGGTAAACTGCCTCCCTCTAAGTACATAACCCCTCCCGTTACCACGATCGAGTTTACGTCGTAATTTGCTCCGTTGGTTACCACGAAAACATAACGCTCTCCGTCTACCGGGTTAGTCAATGTTACATCCACATCTCCACCTAAGGTAAAAGTGAAGTGATGGCCCGTGCTTAAATCAACGCTAACCGCTCCCGTAACGCTTCCCGCTGCAACGGTTGTATTACGCATGAAGTTTGAGCGCGTTATCTTCTTCGTAGTGGTACCATTCCAGATTGCTAACTCGTGCGTCTCCGATACCGTAGTGATCGCGTCTAATTGTGTTATTGTCTTGTCTGCCATTTCTTATATCTTAATTCGTGATGAAGCTGCCCATAATAGATTGCTTCCAGCCTCCCACAACAAATAATCTCCGTTCTCCTGGTATATTACCCTCAAGCTGATTAATTGGCTGAAGATAACCCCATCATTACCGTATTCCTCTATCTCGCGTGTATCCTCAACGTAGGTGTGCAGGTTAAGCAACCCCTCGTTTAAGTCAAACGTTCTGCTCTTGCTATCCTTTACCAACTGCAATACCTGCTGGCTGATCGCATACATCGGTAACTTACTTACTCCGCCTTTTCTCTGCTTTGTTACGATGCGAATATCCAAACGCGCTGGACCTCCGAAGTAGTCCTTTGTCAAGTCCTCGATGAACCTGAACCCCTCCAGTACGATGTAGTTGGAAGGTGCGTTTTTTGGTACTCCGGTGTAAACTGGCACATCGCTCCCGTCGTAAGATAGATTCCCATCCAACAACTGAACCAATGCAGATAATATACCGAGTGCTGGCTCTCTCATTAATATATAGCTAATAGGTCGCCTGAATACGTTGTGCCTGAAGTCAAAACCTTCTTCACCGCTACTGGAATGTACTCTGGATCTCCAACGCCTTTGAAAGTAGCCGTAGTGCCGTCTGCCGTTACTACTGCAACGTTACCCGTACCTCCTGATGCGCGAACGTAAAAGATACCTAATGGATCGGTTTGGAAGTCCGCTGCCGATACATCGATTTCCTCTGCCGTTTGTCCTTGATAACGCTCAAAACCTCTTTGTCTTGCCATGATGTTTATTTTAATACTTGTTTTACTCTATTTATGAATGGTCTAAAATGCTTCTCTAATGCTGGCCGCATGAATGGTCGCTTCTCCAAGTTGTTTGCTTGATATCCAAACTCCAATGCGGCTGAATACCGCGCTCCGCTAATTACCCTTCCAGTCATCTCACCCGCTTTGCTTTCCCATCTGATATTCTGCTTCAAGTTACCCGTATCCGTTGCTGGTGGATTATTGGGTGAACTTGCCGTGTGCGTTCTGTTGGGTAGGTATAACTTTCTTGTTATCCCTGAACCTGGTTTGCTGATGCTCTCGATAACCGTCTTGTGGACCTCTAAGGTAGTTTCTTTCACCGCCTTAGATATCCGCTTCTGCTGCTTATCAGATGCCTGCTCTATGCGCCTCTGTAACGCCTTTAATTCGCTATTTGGTATGCTTACCCTAATCACGTTTGATAAACATTATTAAGGTCCATACATTGCGCCTCTCATCCTTTACCAAGCTATGCAACTCGTAAACCTCTCCATCGTACTCCACTCGGTAATGCATATCCAATCCGGGTACGTCGTCGTAATACACTTCGCACTCATACGGTTGACCGTTTACAATCTGGCTCACCTCCAATGCTTCGCTTCCCTTCATCGGCTGAACGTAGGCCCATGTGCTCACCTCTCCAGTCCATGAAGCAGAATAACCCCCAAGCGCATCTTTCGTCTGCGTAGAAGTCTGAAACGTTACCCTATCATCCATCTTGCCTACACCCATATTCTCGTGCGATATGCGTTTAGCATCTTCTGCGCGTTGAAGTAACTCAACGTGCGCCCTTGATCGTTACTCGAACTCCTTACCTCCCACATCTCGGCCAATATGCTTAAGATAGCCTCCTGAACTGGTCCTGGACAACTCGCGCTGGTAGTGTAAACAAACTCGTAGGAATAGGAATTGTCGGTGCTGAATACTTGAGTAACACGAATGGTCGGCTCTGTGTTTCCTATTTTCCAATAGTTGGTGTTTAGGGTTAATGTCGTAGCCGTGCCCTCCTTATCTATTCTCTTAACGCTGGTGATTGTTGCTACCGGTACGTGAATCAAGTCGAACTCGGTTATATCTCCTGGTTCGCTTACGTACTGCGTAACGGTTTTGTCAATGAACGCCCGGTTGCAATAACGCTCTGCCCACTCCCTCGCAGAAGTTATCATCCGCGTTATCATCGTGTCCTCTTGCGTATTGCTTACCCGTAGATGTGCTTTGGCTTCCGATAACGTGATTGGCTCTGTACCAATGCTCGAAAAAGTGCTTTCTACTTTCATACTTACGAAGGTATTAATTGCTCTGTTGGTGGTGTTCTAATTGCATAAAAAAAGGGAGGACCGCAGCCCTCCCCCTGATTACAACTAATCAACCAATGCTTATGATGCAGCCTCGATTGCAAGTTTGATGTTAGCAAACGTATCCACGAACCATGCAGTTGGGTAGTAGATAGGGAATGCCAAACGCTCCTCAACAACAACTGTTACCAAGTTGTAGATAGCGTTGTCTTGGTCTTGGTCAAACAAGCGAACCGATACCCCTTCGCGTTGTGCGATTTGAGCAGCGTTAGTATCTCCAATGTAAAGCGTTCCAGCAGCAACCGAAGTTGACTGATAAACTGGAATACCTTGGAAGAATGCTGATCCACCTTCGTAGGTGATTTGGTCAAACAAGTACTGTCCGTTGCTACCTTTGTCGCTCAATGCATCGTAGTAGTCGATTGGGTTAAGTACGATTGCGTTTGCGTTGTGCTTGTTGGAAGCTAATACTCCACGTGCAGCGATCATCGCATCCCACTTGTTTGAACCATCGAGTGCATACTTATCAGCGAATACTGTACCAGCGATGTCTGCGTCGGTAAGTGCTCCTACTGAAAGTCCAGTCAAGTTTGCTCCAGTTCCCGCTCCAGTTAAAAGTTGAGTATCTTCTACTTTCAACAACTCGATTACTCCGTAGGTTTGAAGGAATCCAGCCAATGCAGGGATATCATTCAACAACTCCTCGCTGATGCGCTTGTGATGTGCAATCTTGCGAGCAGGTGCTTCTTTCATCTCGAAGTCATTATCTGAAGCTGGCTTAACAACTCCCTCACCAATAGCAGCAGGTGCTCCGTCTACCGCAGTTTCCTGTGGGTAAGCGAAGATGCTACCAGTCATTGGTACTACGCTGAACAACGAACGAATGTTGAACGCCTCACGCTTAAGTGGAGTGATGGTGCTCAAACGAGTTGGCTCGATGAATGATACGTTGGTACCGTTAGTCAATGAAGCTGCTCCAGTCATTGTACCGGCTGCTTTCATGCTAATAGGTGCAGTAGTCTTAGCTTCGCGTGATTGGAATGCTTTAAAGGAAGCATCCTCCATCAAACGCTCTGCAAGGCCTTTTGAGTTTTTGAACTCTCCACCGTTCTCGCGGAGTTTCTTCACGTCGGTTACCAAACGATCGTAATCGTCTTGAGTGATACCGGCCATTGAGTTTACTTTCTCGGCAAGGTTGCTAAGTGCTGACTTTGTTTCTTCTGCGATTCCCGCAGCAGATGTGGCCTCGTTGTTGGCCTTTTCGATTTGCGCGTTGATTTCATTTTTGATCGCGCCTAATTGTTCTTTCAATTCCATTTTTTGAATCAATTAAAGGTTATTCCATATGCTTAATAAATCCACCGGCTCGTTAGTCGCTTGAGTGGATTGCTCCGGCTCTGATACGCTAACAAGTGATTTCAATGCTTTCTCGATATCCGATACCTCGTGCTCTATTAGCTTGAAGGTTTCGTCGGTGTAGTCGCCGTTGCGTAGTACGTTGTTTAGTTTGGATAACCGCCCTAATAACTCGCTGGCAAACTCTGCTTTCATTTCTGACTTCATTCCCACTACTGGAGTGTTTTCATTCGCTCCCCAAGTTACGCTGGAATACTCCCACAACTTGACTTCCTTAATCAGTTGGTATTCTTTGTTCTCGGCCATCTCTGATTTGATAATTTCAAACCCGATGGAATGCTCCGTAATAACCCCGTCGCGATATAACTTGATGTAGTCGCCATCGCGAATATCTGATACCTTGCTATCTATCAATAGTCCGTTCTCATCCTGGACCATTGTAAGTGGTGTACCAATCGGGTTGTATCTATCGTGCTGGAATAAGTGCTTAATGCGTGGTCGTGGTGATTGTGGTCCGCGTTCCTGAATGGTCTTACTGAATGCGCCCTTCTCGATAATATCACCGTCTGAATCCACGTTGCCGAATGCTGAAGCATACAAGGTAACAATACCTTTGCTCTCATCTACATCGGCCACCGGTAAAGATGTGTTCTTGTATATCATGCTACAAACTTATTTCTTCTTCTCTTTGTCTTGTTCTAAATCGGTTACTTTGGCGATCGGGTGGTTCTTGTCGTAAACTATCTGACTCACGAACTGATAACTCACTCCGAATCTAAAAGATAACTCTGCCATCGTTTCGCGTACCTTTCCATCGTTCTTGCGTAGGATTTCAAAGTAGTGCTTCCTGATTAATACTCGCTCGGGACTTTTGCGCTTAACGCATCCAAGCTGGTCTAATACGTGCATTAGATTGAGGGTAACTCTGTCCTCGATTCCGTACTCCTTGCGAATAAACTCGGCAAACGCTTTTCGTGCCCTTAGCTTACCTCGCTGGAGTTCTGCTTTATCGAAGTCATTCATATTGGTTAAGATTGGTTGTACTCTGGATTGTTGGGTGTGATGTAAACCATCGTGCATCGGCAATTAATCACCTCTGATGCTGGTGCTCCTACCATCTGCGGCCTATCCATCTGCGTTCCGTTCACGTTGAAGTAGTCATCTAATAGGATAACGGTACCATCTATCGCCTCGTGTGAATCTCTTTGCCGCCCGTCTATTGATGTGATCCACTTCTTCTTCAACTGCAAACCCGTTGCTTTGGCTGCTTGGAAGCTGGCCTCATTCGCTGCGATGCCTACCTCTGTGCGCATTACCCGGACTGCTCTGTAACGGTTCTGCTTTCCCATGTACTCGCGGGTGTAGCTTTGGATTCGCTTCCTCGCTTGGAATACCGACAACCCCTCATTCACTGCTTCTGCGGTTGCTAATCTGATGGCCCTTAGGAATAACTCTCGGCTGGTTTCGGTCATCATCTTCGCCTTCAATCCCGATTGCGTTGCAGCAAACCGAATCGCTACCCGTGCCCAGTCATCCAATAAAGCATCTGATACGGGTGGAATAGTCATTGCACCTGCTACCAATGCAACGCCCGTTTCTACCTCTTTTTTTGCCTTCTGCGCGTCTTTTGCGATTGCTTCGTATGTTCCCCTTGTGAAGGTCTTAAAAGTGTCCTCGTAGGTCTTGTATAGGGTTTTCTCTACCTGCTCCTGCTCAATGAATGCAGTCAAGGATTCCATCTCGCTCTGCGTAGTGGCATTCCCTAACTCTCGAATCGCTCTGCTGATACCCTGCTGAAGTGCGTTGTACGTTGGTCGTGTGTACTTTCTTTCAATCCTGGCCTTTGCCCGATTCTGACTTCTGCTTGTGTTCATAATCGTCTATGTCGATGTGTTTAAGTGGATCGCCCTCAATGCTCACATCGTCGATATTTATTCTGCCTCCGTTCATGTAGTTGTAGTCCATTGCCTTATGCCCTTCGTGCATTGCATCTCCTAACTTCTCACGGAATTCGTTTAGTGTGTATGCGCCCAACTCAACGCCTATCTTGTAAATCTCTGCTAACTCTTTGCGATCGGCTTGGAGTTCTGGTACTTGACTGAAGTCGGGTTCGATATAAACGTTTCCGTAGCTTGGTGCTAACCAACGATTGAACTCATCTGCAAACGCCTGGACCAATGGAATAATAGCGTCGGTGTACGCTACCTTCCGCGCCGTGCTCATGTTGTTATACGTACTCGCGGAATCATCGTTGAACAACTGACTTGGTACGTGGTAAACTCGGCAAAGGTCTTGGAGTGAAAACTTAAGGTCGTCGATAATCGCCATATCAACTGGACTAAGGCCTAAGTTGGTGTACTTAATCCGAGCAGAAATAAACGCCATTTTACCTTTGTTGTCCGCTCCGTTGTATTTCTTATCCCAACCCCGCGCCAATGCTTGAGCCTGCTCCTCTGTAAAATAAGCCTCGCTCATTGGATCGCCATCTGAAGAAATGATACCTATCGCTCCGTTGTTCTGGAATGCTTTCTGACTTGCTATCTGCGCATCGTTTGATTTGCTGATAGTCCTTGCAGCTGCTCGTAGTGGACTCATCCCGTACAACTCCTCTCCGTAGTCGAAATCGAAGTTTGGAAACTTATCGTGTAGTACGTCGGAGTAAGGGAAGCGAATCACCTGGTCGCCTATGTTGAGTTTGTACTCGCTTACCGGGTTCATCCATCCATCGCTTACGATCTCGGTGTAGTGCGCTGGCATGATAAACATCTCCAACGCCTGGCCTATATTCCTCCCGCTTTCAATTCGTGGTGAGTAGATGTAAGTATTTCCCGTGATTAGTTTGAATCCGTAGTACTGCTGAAAGAACTCGCTTCGTGCTTGTAGCTGATTTGGAATTTCAAGTAGGTTATATAGAGGGTGGTCTTCTAATATGTTACCATCGAAGTCCTTTACGTTGAACTTGGTGAGTGCGGCCTTCTGCGATATCCAACTGACTATGGAATAGACTAACGAATTAACGTTGTAGGCTTGTGTGATGTAGCTTCTACTGGCATCGTCTATGCTTAGTGGAGTGTTCATTCCAATGTAGGAATAAAGTGCCCTTAGAAGTCGGTTATTTGCGTCGCCTTCGTACTGCTTTCCGAATAGCTTACCTATGCGTTCTCTGAATGTCATATTATTACGAATCCTTTCTTTTGTTGTCTGCTCTGTAACGCCATCACCATTACGTCCACTTGATCGTCGTGCTTTGCGTAAGGGAATTGGGTTACCTCATCTAAAAATCTTCTATTCCAACTTCCAGCGATTAACTTAACCCTTCCAGCCTCTACCATCGCACTCACCGCGTTCGCTCTTGTTACCTTGTCCGTATCTGGTGCTTTGTCCTCTAATACGTTTAACCCCGTCGTGCTTTTGATTTGCTGAACGATGCTCTTACCGCTGGCCTTTGGCTCAATGTATATTCTCGAAGCTGACGTGTAGCCGTTGTGCATTACGAAGGTCTTGATGTATTCGCAAAGTTGCGGAAACTCCAACCAAACCTGTTCTACTTCCCTAAAATAAAAGAAGTTGCCATCTGTTGCATATGCTAACAACGCTGATGGATCGTTGGCCTTGTTGCTCGTATAGGCCGTGTCCAATCGGTAGTTCCATACCAACCCCTCCGGTACTTCGTTTACGATGTCAAACCATTTCGCCTTGAAGATATTACCCTCCGGTGGTGCGGGTTGCTGAAGTATCTGCCCTGCATAACCTGCGCTACCTAAACTCACTCGATACTCATGCAGAATCTTATCATTGAATCGCTCTGGCCAAAATAGGCCATTTTTATAATACTGTGATAATTTCGTCGGCTTGAGACTTTCTGTGGCCTCTCCTGGAATGCAGATGTGCCTATAACCTCCCTTGTTGAGTAGATATCCTGATAGGTCGTCTTCGTGTAGCCTCTGCATTACGATAATACGTACCGCTGTGTGCGGGTTCTTGGTCCTGGAGTAAAAGGTTTCTGAATAGGCTCGGTTGACGTTGTTACGCTCTATCTCGCTGAATGCCATCTTTGGGTTTAGTGGATCATCCATTATAATCACGTCTGCACCCATTCCCGTTACCGTACCCGTTACACTTGTCGCGAATCGCTTACCTCCTTTATCGTTTTCGTAGTTGCTCTTTACGTTCTGGTCTGTTACGATTTGGAATAAGTGGCCGAAGTTCTCAATGAACCAATCGCTCTGTATCAACTGCCTGGACTTCCTCGCGTGTTCGGTGGATAGCTGATTGCTGAAGCTGGCCGTAATGAAACTCATGTAGGGATTGATTACCCAACTCCATACCGGGTAGATGATCGTGGTAAGTAGGCTCTTGCTGGACCTAAAAGGTACGTTGATAATGATATCACCGTTGGTTCTATCTCCATCGAGGATTCGGTAGGTTTCCGCTTGGAGTTCCGTGCAGATGTAGTCGATGTGCCAATTGTGCAGATAGGGGGTTTGCGGCTCTAATACCTTGAATGCATCTCGGTAAAAGTTCACGAAGTGCAGATACTTAGCTGGTACTTCAATCGTTATTTCCTCGCTTGAGTTCTGCAAGTGCTTCTCGTGTTATCTTTGTTTGTTGTACGATGTGGGTATTCTCTTGTTTTACTTCGCTTCGGCTTAGCTTTGGCTTAAAGTATTCGAGGACCTTTAAGTATATCTCGAGGAAGTCTTTATCTTCCATCGTACCCAGTACCGCGTTGAATCTTTCGGTGTGAGTAGTGGTGATCGCCTCTCCAAGTTCCTTCCATTGCTCGGTGCGCTTGTGTACTGCACCCTTTGGTTTACCTGGATTGCCTTTTACGAATCTTCCTTTCTCATCTTGCATAGTGCCGTTTTTTTTCCGTATTTATCGGAATTACTCCGCAAAGATAGTGCCTCTGTTCACTCGGTTGTTCTTTCTAATTAAATTCCTACTAACTTGGTAGGCTTTTATTTTTGGTTGTTCCTCCCTTTTCTGTGATACCTCTATTAAATAAAGTATTACCCTTATCTAATTAGTTGCTCGAGTTTAGTTCTTTCTATTCTGACCTCAAACAGAAAACAGTGCTTCACCGGGTTTTGGTTATCACATTTGGGTCGGTCGGTTGTCGGAGTTGGGACATTGCCGCCTTTACACTGCTTTTGAAAGAACACTTTTTATCTCCTTTTTGGTTGCCAATATGCATCACTCGAGAAAATTGGCCAGCAGTTGGGAGTTGAAAACTACTGTATTTGCAAAGGTTAGTCAATTAAAGACATATATCCAAACATTGATGCATAAAGTTATCAACAGTCTTACTAACAAGCGCACTTATCCACGATCGGGTTGTACGTTATCTTGTATCGGTGAAATTCCTTTTCTATCTGGAATCCGTTTTTCTGAAGTAGATGAAAGTATCTGTACACGGTCCGTTGGCCTATTCCAATTTCCTCTGCTAACTTGGGAATGCTTATTGGCTCATTCATTAGGACCATCATTTGGATTAGTCTGTGCAGACTTCTTTGGTTGAACTGTTCACTCATCGAAGCTATCTCTTATATCCTTTAATGCTTGTAATTCGGCCTCCTTATCGAAGTCGTGCTCTGCATTCCTTATCCTGATGTAAACATCTCCACCGTTGCCTATGGTTAAGGTGAGGGTGAAGTCTTTCCATCGGTAAATGCACTTATCGTCTGCGATGGTTAATTTGCGGCCGGTTACCTTCATAACTTCTGCTTCACCACTTGGTCAAGTAAGTTTCGAACAACTGTTGATATAGGAACGCCTGTTTTGGCACTCCATGCGTTGTACTTTGCCTGTTGTTCCTCTGTTACTCTAATTACAAAGTTTTTGCTTTTGGGTTGCTTCTCTTTTGCTTCCATATCATTTTACCAATTCCATCCAATATCATCTAAGACCTGGTCTAAATACTCTGCATCTTTACCTGCTTTAGTGTATTTTAGGTGTGAGTTATACAATTCTTGTAATTTCTTCTTTGTCCTGCTTTTACTCACGGGACATGATATCCCACGAATAAGATGCAGAATAGCTGACTGAAGGCTTTTGTGCTTTTGTATGCTTAGTTGCAATGCAGATAGCATAAACGCTTCTCTCGGCTTTAATTTTACTTCACTCATGATGTTATTCTTCCATTGTTTTTTCCAGCTCTGAAACTAAATCCTTGAATTCAACTTCCTTCTCTCCTTCCTCGTGTCCTACCATGTAGGTTGCTTGGGGGAATGGAAAAATATCCTTAATGTAATTTTCTTCAATGAAAATGCCTAAAATGTATTTCAATCCGATCACATCAACATCAAGTCTTACCAAAATTTCTTCTTTTGGAGCTTCATTAAGATAAACTTCGTTTTCTTCAACCGGGTAGTACTTCTCGATAATCATTTCCTGAATATACATTGGATTGTTGGGGTGCTTATTTTCCCATGCTTGTTGAGCTTCCTCAAAATTCCACATTGCAGCCTGAATCAACTCAAGCTCTACACCTTCGTAGCGCGTTTGCTTGGATTCTTTTACTATCATAATAATTGTTTTAACTTTTCAAGGTACACAACAAAGTCCATCGCTTCCTCTTGAGCGTGTTGCACCCATTCTTTCACGGTGAGGTCGTTTCGGTCCATTGTAGTTCCGTACTTCCTTTGGCCTCTATCGCTTCGCTCCTGGAATTGGTCTTTGATGCTTTGGATTATTTGGTCATTCATCGATGCTTGACAATTTACGTTCGCACCATCTTAGCATTGGATCGCCTCCCCAAGCTGCATACATTACTGAACCGCATACCTCTTTACCATCTTCATCGGTAAGGTTTCCCGTGTTATACACTTCCGCTCTGCTCAAAAAGGAATAGGTTCGCTTAATGGTTCTAACCGATAATGGCTCACGGTTTGCCAATTGCCGTGCTCGTGCCCATCCAACTGGAGTACCGCAGTTGCTTCCGTTCTCCTCTCGATGTCTGATGGCCTTCTTCGCTTCGTTTGATGCGCTTTTAGGGTAGTCTGCGTAGGTTTCCTCCTTCTCGGTGATTCCTTTCCATTGAGCGTAACAAACCGCTAAGCGTTGACTGCCTATTGGATATTCCTCCTCCATCAATGGCTCGGAGTAACATCTGCTGATGAACTCGCGCTCGGTTTCCTCTGGTCCGGGTTTAGGAATTGGCATCGTCGTTGTTTTTTAGGTTGTAATATAAACCCAACCCTGCAATTACTGCTACCACAATCGAGCAGATTTGCGCTAAGGTGAGTAAAGTTGCCGTTAGAAACCCAACCCCGTTATCGGTTACTACCCATATCAATAGGAATAAACCTACTCCAAACATACTAAGGAATGCAAGAAATATGCGTACTAACTTCTCGGTGTGATCGTCTTGTTCTTCGTATTTCATAATCTAAATTTAGTGAATTGTTTTAATATATCAGTCAAATATCGGACTTTTTTTGCATTGCGTTACCCAGCATTCGATACTTGGCCTTCATCTCTTTGAGTTCCTCAATGGAATACTTCTTTATTTTGCCTCTCCTGGACTTTAACTGCTCAAACCTCTTATCCCCTATGCGAAGTGGTAATCGCTCCGTGTAGTCGATTAAATTGCCGTGTAGGTGCTGATTACATGCTACGCATTGGCCGTGTACGTTATCCGCATCGAATCTTAACTCTGGAGTGCTGCCTACTGAATAATAATGCCCTGCATCGTACTTGCCTACTAATGGCTTTCCGCAACTGATGCAAGGCTTATTCTTATCGCGTAGCCTGATGTAACGGTTGAACTGCGTCTGTACCTCCTTCAGCCAATCGGACTGCGTCTTGAGTGCATCTCTGCGTTCCTTCTTCTCCTTATTCCACCGCTTTTTCTCTTGTTGCTTAGTGTACGCCATCGCGCAGATCGGACTGCATACCATTTGCGTCGTAGTGTACTTAGGAGTGAAGGTGTTCTTGCAGATCTTACACTTCTTTGGTTTCATATTGGCTTATTGCTTTGAATATCTGTAACGCTACTTGTGGTACTATTGCGTTTCCGTAGGCCTTGATGGATTCGTTTCTCCACTTAGAAAAGGTAATACCGTCCAGTTCCCTGGGAAGCCCATCATCTCCTCCACAAAGAGAGGGTTTAGATGGAAACTTTTCGAAGTTTGATTGAGGTAATTTACCGCATCTCCTAAATTGTTGGTCATTGGATTTGCTCCTTTTCTCGGATTGGTTCCTTTCCGGCCTCCCTTCTCGCATTGTGCCGTTGGAGTTGGAAGCATCCCGTACTTCACTTGGCTCAATAGACTGCCGTACTTCGTGCCGTTCTTGTACCCGTTCTTCTCCGCTCTTGCTCTCATCTTCTCCGGACTCTCGTCGGTCATTACTGCCGTTGGAGTGAGCAACAAACCATATTCGATCTCTTCTGTGCGGTGCGTTGAGGCCTGCAGCTGGAAGTAGAAACGGCTGGACTTCGTACCCTTCAGTTTCCAGCTCAAGTTGCACCTCGTCGAATACCAACCCTCCATTCCAATTAACAAGGCCGCGAACGTTTTCGCCCACAACCCATTGGGGTTTAATTTCTCGAATTGCTCTAAGCATTTCTGGCCATAAATGGCGTTCATCTTCTTTTCCTCTGCGTTTTCCTGCGCTGGAGTAGGGTTGGCAAGGGAATCCCCCTGTGAGGATATCGATGCTTCCTCTATGGCATCTAAAATCGATATTTGTAACATCTTCATAACTTATTGCGTTTGGCCAATAATGGTGTAAAACTCTTCGCCCGAATGGATTCCACTCGCAATGGAATATATTCTCCCACCCCATCCATTCTGCTGCAAGGTCGAATCCTCCGATTCCTGAAAATAAGCTTCCGTGTCTCATAACACATCTACCATCTTGAGGAATCCGTTATCGACTGGTACTATCTTTGTTTCTCTCAATCGCTTGGCCAACTGTTGGTAGTTGTATTCGCTCGTTTCCGCCATCGCGCTCTTTACGGTCTTGTAAACCTTGATATTGTTCACGCTCTCAAAATAAACTACTACTGGCCTCTCTTTATATTTCATCGAATGTAGGTGTTTCTGTTTTTAGTCTGTTCTAATTAAAATGGTAATGAATCGTCCAGCCCTTCTAAGAAGTCTTTGCTACCTTCTTGATCGTGTGCAGCGCAGGGTGTAGCTACCTTCGCTTGGCTCTGGACCACTCGCTTAACATCCCGTGCGATGATGTTGGTGTACCTGGTACCGTCTTTCTCGGAGTAACTCAACTCGCCCTCGATGTACACTAAGTCGCCCTTCGCGAATCCTGATGCTTTCTTCGCAGCGTAGCCGAAGGTGGTGATGTTGTGCCATTGGGTTTCCTCTTTCCAGTTCCCTTCTTTGTCCTTGTAGTTTCTGCTCGTGGCAAGTGAGAACGTTGCCATTGTAATTTCACCGTTGCGTTCGGTGGTTCTTGGTTCTTGGCCAATGCGGCCCAAAATAATGCTCTTGTTGATCATTGTGTTTAATTAAAGGGTTAAATTATTAGTTGTTTGTTCGTTGCTTTTAAATATAGTTTTCGCTCCTGATGCTTTTTCTGTTGCTTCTGCATATAATCGGCTGATGTGCAGAAAGTGCACTAACCACTATTTTCATCTCTCTCTTCGGTGTTATAAATTGTCAAGGCATAACCTGACGTTACTGCAATTATTGTAAGGTTATATCCTTACTCTATACTTTCCACTTGGTTTGGATCGGGAATCGCGATATCGAATACCTCCGATGCAAACATCTGCGCCTCATTCACTAACTCCATAAATTCGGAAGTGCTCAAGTCCGACGTTCCCCGCTTCTCCTGGAATACCTCACCTTCCAAAACGCTCTCCTGCAAAATTACCGAATCGCCATACTTTTGGATAATTAGGTCCGTGATTAGCTGATGCGTCTGCTCTTTGTTTCGCACCATTCCAGCCTCTCTAAAGCAGTCTTGGAAGATTGGTACTATAACACCCCACCAATAGGCATTCTGTTCGTTAGATCGCTTCTTACGCCATCTCTCGATGGTGATGCTTACCTCCCGACCTTCGTGCTGTTTTAATGCTGCCACGAGTAGCGGCCTATTCTTGCGAACCTGACCGCCCTCGATTGAGCACTTTATCTCTATCTTTCTCACAATCCCCCGTGAATGTATTCAAAGCTATCATCGTAGGGTGAGCCGTTCTTCATGTAACGGTCTGAACACACATCTAAGATGTCCTGCACCTCGTCGCTGATATTCACCTTGTACACTAACCCGGTGTTGTCGTTCTCGATGTATGCGTAGTGGTTAAGGTTATCCAAGTGAATCTCCTTTGTCTTGTGGTTATTGCGATCGTCTTGGAAAACCTTGTAAGACACCTCCGCAAAGTACATTACCTCATCTCGGTACTTTACATCTACCTCCAAACGTTCGTGGTCTGAATCTCCATCTTGATACGTATCGAATGCGTAGCTGAAGTTCTCCTCTAAGTTGTTGAGGAATATCTGAATGTAGTCCTTGTGGCCGAAGATATCAATCGCGGCTCTCCATTGGTCTAAGCTAATTTCTATATCTGCAACTCTCATAACTCGATCTCTTCATTGATTACTGAATAGTGCAATTCGCTGGTCGTGTCGATGTCAAAGTATTGGTCACCGATGTTAATCCGGGTGGTGCAGCTTTTAATCTCTACCTCGACCATTCCGATATCGTGGTCCTTTCTCCAATTCCACTTGGCTCGGGTTTCCAAGACTAATTTACCGTCGATATTGGCTCGAATGTAGGTCTCATCCTGCTGGTAGTGGTTTACGATGTGATTGGTTACGCGCTCCAACTCGGACTCGATAACCTCTTGAAAATAACTGTAATTCATTGTAGTAAGTGTTGATTCGAAAACAAATATACACTTTATTTTAATATAAACTAAAAAGGTGCTGAATTTTTTTGCTCTTGGATAACGTCGTCGGCATATCTGATTAACTCGGGAATCCAGCTTACCTTCATCTTACCCGTACTTCCTGCTCGGTTCTTAGCTATTATCCATTCACCCTTGCCTTCGGTATTCGAGCCGTCGTCGAACTCCATTAGTCCGTAATACTCTGGCCGGTGAAGAAAGCAAACCATATCGGCCTCTTGCTCTATTGAGCCTGATTCACGAAGGTCTGATAGCATCGGTTGCTTATTTCCGCGCTCCTCTACCTTTCGGTTTAATTGGCTCAATGCGATTACCGTGCACTTGTGTTGCTTAGCAAGGTTTTTCATTGCCGTTGCAATCTCGTTAATCTCCTGCTCTCGCATATCCTTTGTACCTGATATCCTTTGAATGTAGTCCACCGCTATTAGGTCTATCTTGCGCTTTCCTGCTTCCACCTGGATTCGGTTCTGAATCTGCGGAAGGGTTACCGATTCATCAATGGTTAAGTTCCACTTCTCGATTAGTGCAGCTGCTTTGTTGATCTTAATCCACTCGTCTTGGCTCAATCTCTTGCGTCGCATCTGCTCGGAATCTATCTTGGTGAGTTGGATAATCATTCGGCCAATTAACTCCGATGCAGTCATCTCTGCACTTACTACGTGAACGGACTTGCCATCGTAGCAGGCTTGCATTACTTCTCCAATCATTGCGGCCGTCTTACCCATTGCTGGCCGTGCTGCGAAGATGATTAGCTGGCCGGGTTGATATCCTCCGGTGAACTTGGTCATCATCTCAATGCTGGACCTGATTCGGCTCGTGTCCGATTCTTGCAGTTGATCAATGAAGGTTTTTATCTGTGTAGTCGTGTCCTCAATTCGGTTGCCGTCTATCTGGACTGCCTCCTGGTAGTATTCGCCTACTTTTTTAAGTACAGTATCTATTGGATCGGTAAGGTTTATCGTCTTTATCTTGAGTGCTAACATCTCAATGTTTCGCTTCATCTCCATCTCCAGCAGTTGCGTAACGTAATATTCGATGCGCTCATTAGCTACCTTTTCCTGAAGGGTGAGTAACATTACGGACCAACCCTCTTCCGGTGGTGTTTCGGTTTTTAGTTCGTGATCGAGTGCGAATACGTCGATTGTACCTTTGTTGGATAACCGTTGCATTGCTCTCCATATCTTGCGATGTGGTTCGAAGTAGAAACTGGTTTCTCGAATCATTGATGCATATTGGAAGTAAAGCTGGTTCCAGATGATGAACCTGCCCAGTACGCCTTCTTCGATGGTCTTGTCGTTCATAAGTTGATTGATTGGTAGTTGTTAGTTTTGGTGGGTAATTTACTAAATTGATTCCGATCGTCGTTGCGTAGCCAATTACTCAATGCGCTTTTGTAGTTCTTGTACTTCTTGTTCTTAGCTTGGCAATAGTCCACTAACGTATCGAAGGCCTTGCCGATGTCCTTATCCTTGAACTTCGGCTCGAGTTCGCGGATCACTCTCTCCCTTTCCTGAATGAAGTTGTTTAAGGTGTTATATATATTAGTTTCTTTATTACTATCTATATTATTATTATAGTGTAAACTTTGTTTACTATCATCGTGTAAACTTTGTTTACTATCGGTGTAAACTTTCTTTACAGGGTGTAAACTTTGTTTACTATCCTCATTTAGCTTCTCAACGGTATCATACCACAAGGTCGTGGACCGAAGATAGCTGGTGTTCTCGTCTTTTTCAATAAGGCCCTTTTCAATCAAACGATTAATAATCTTATGGACCGCGATTCGTGAAATGTTTAATGTATCTGCAAACCATTGCTTCGATGCGTAGCACCATCCTGGAATGTTACTTCCGTTATAAGCACTCAGCCTATAAACCATTGAAGCTACTATGTATTCATTGGTGCTGATGTCGAGCTTCTTCTGCTCCTCGTGAAAAATTGTGGTGTATCTCATAATGTACAAATAAAAACCCCCGCGTCGATTGGACAAAACGCAGGGGTAATCATAGAAACTAAAACTAAATCTGTACGGAAGGTGTCCAATCTTCATTGCTAATATAACAAAATTATTAATACCTCCGATAAAACTCAAATAATTTTTTGCGAAGTGTATCCAACGTGTCCTCTATCCGTTCGTCGAATGGCATCTGGTTATTGATGGTTCGAACGTAATGAATAACGCTGGAGTGATCGCGATTGATAAACCCCCCTATCGTGTAATAGGTGAGTCCTGCATCCTCTTTGAGCAGATAACCGTAGTACATCCGCGCCATAACTTTGGGTTGCTTACGATTGGCCGATTGCGCCTCCTGGACCGTAACTCCGAAGTGATCGCAACAAACCTTGAGTACGTCGAAGGGGTTTACCTTCCTGAACTCGTACCATTGCATTGGCCTACTATACTCTACTTTTCCCTCCGGTGCAACGGGTGCTACCTTCTCTACTGAATAAGTGTAAACCG